GGTATTGGCGAATAACTAGATCGCGGATAAAATCATTCATTTTGATTTCATCATTAAGAACAGTTGGACCGTAACATGTGTAATCGCCATCTCTAAAAGTTTCCATAGCAACTGCACCAGTTAAAGGATTAACTGCTGTAACAATATATTTATCTGCTTCGTTGAATTTAGGTAATGAATTCATAATTAGTTACCCACCTTCTGAATTACAACTGGGCGGGCATCAATAAAACGGATACCGTATTCACGGGCTAATTGTGTTGCTTCAACTTTGTTGTTAGCCCAAATAGTTTTAAAAGTTAATTGACGGGCTACATCTACATCTTGAAAAATTACATTGTATTCAAAGCGAGCGTTCATACGCTTGCCTGTAAATACTAATTGCAACTTGTCATCTGATATTACTGTGTTCATTTGCCTTGCTCCTTTTTGGGGAACTTTTCCCCTACAAAAGAAATCTTAAAGCATAGGCAAGGAAATTGGAAGTATTTGTGGCACTTTTTTTAGGATTTTTTACGCTCATTTTCCTGGGAAAAGGGTGATTTGGGCCACATTTGCACCCAAAGCCCAGGTTCTGCCCCATATTCCTTGGTAGCCCGCAAGGTAGTTACCTGGCCGTCATCACGGTATGCAATTGCAGTTAATCCATCTAATACCGCTCTAACTAATTTATCTAAATCAGGAGCAACAGATGGTTCTAATCTTGTAACAGTTTTTGGTTTAACAAAAGTAAAAATCATTTCAATATCTACCGCTTCAACATGCGGTTTTGCACCTGCTTGTTTTGCACTTAATGCAATTGCAGATCTCCAAGATGCTAACGCTGATCCTTGTGAATGAATGACATGGCCGTTAATGACCTTCATTGATCCTTGCGGAATCGGTTGCCCTTGTACAGAAAAAGTTATCACATATAAAGTGTAACTAAGTCTGTCACAATTACAATTTGGTCTTTGCCAGTTTGATCAAAACCATATATGTCATAAGCGCCGCAATGATCAGGACCATCAACAAATTTGACTGTCAGATCTTTATTTCTAGCAACAACATGATCACCTGGTTGTAAAACACTTGCAGGAACTGTGTGTACTTTCATAACATTTCCAATCTGTAATGATTACATTAATAGTAACAGTTACGGATAATGTTTGCTCTATTTTGTAGCAATCTTTTTGACAAGATCCCGTAATTCTTGTGGTGGTGGAACGGATCTCTGTCTTTGTAATTCTTGTTCCTTCTGCCAATCCAAAAATTCTTGGCGTTCGCGTTCTGTTTTTTGTTTGCTGAGTTGTAATTCTTTTTCCCTCTTTTCTTCAGGAGATACATTACGAACTGGCAAAGCATCATCAAGCCATCTGTGAGCGTTTAACCAGGTTGCGGGGTGTGCTGTGTATGTTGGAGATCTATTAGGGTCTAATAAGTACCTTGTAGCCCCTCGAATCACTATCTCAGGATCTGTTGTTTGAATTATTTTTACCCATGACTTTAAAGCGGCTTGTTTAGCAACTTTGCGTGGATAGATTTTCCAAAATTCTTCAAACAACTCTGATGGTTTAATTGATGTTTCAGTAGGGTGGTTCATGGGGCGTGATTGTCCACCCGTAACCGCCGTCAATGTCACCCCGTTAGCGTCATTGCTACGCCCCGTCACAATGTCAGCCCGTAATTTATTAATATTAATCTGATAAAGATGTGGTCTGCGGTCCTCTCTGCAATTTGCAGAACCTCCAGCGCCTTTAAACATTCTAATGAATCCCCGCTCAACTAGATTGTTTACAGAACGCTGGACAGTTCTGATGCTGATAGATGCTTTGGAAGCAATCGTGGCCTGTGACGGATATGACTGCGTTCCTTCATCATTTGCATGATCAGCAATTACCAACAGCACCATCTTCTCTACTGTTGGCAAACTTGTTCTCCACACATCAGACATCAAACGGATACTCATAAACACTCCTGTATCTGTGCCAAACTAATTCCTAATTCATCAAAAGATTTTAAAGCCCTGCTTAATTGATTTGGATATTTTGTTGGTTGCGTAATGCTTATGCGTTCAATGCTAGTCATTCCGCCCCACATTCCATAATTTTCATGCTCCATTGCATAAGTTAAACAATCTTTCCAAATAGGGCAAGCCGCGCAAACAGTCCGCAGTGCGTTGATATTGTCATAAGCAACAACACTGCGTTCTTCTTCTACGCGGTAAAAAAGATCAGTGTAAATTTCTTTACAACCAGCCTTTTCCCAATCTACTTCACCGTACTTGGGCAACCTATTTCCCCCGTTGGATCGTAATATGGACAGTAAGATGCACAAAATGCAATTGGCTTTTCAGGTTCAGGTGCAGATTTACCCAAATCTACAATTTCTTTAATTTCCTGTAACCAATTCAATGCTTCTTGTGCAATGTTTGGGTTGTACGGTTCTCTGTGTACCAAGATGTCCTTCATGCCGCCATCACGGGGAATACCGACTAGGGCGACATCTTTTACTTCATAACCGTTATTTGCTAGCAACCAACCGTAAAGTTGAATTTGCCAGCGTTGTTGTTGATTACCAAAATACCTAGCGCCTTTTTTAGTTGTAGTTTTCCAATCAACAACAAGCCCTTGGTCTTTAATAAACAAATCACAATGACCTTTAAGGTCACCGTAACTTACTTCTAATTCAATTAAATAATTATCACCAAATGGATCTAACCTTTGAATTGATTTTTCTACACCAGCATGAATAAAAGTACCTAGAATTGCGGCCAGCGTTTCTGTTTGATTAGTTTTTTCTGTTTGCTTTAAGTCATGCCAAACTCTGCGGCGACAACCTCCAGCACTAGATGGACCAATCTCAATTTGTTTAGATCGCGCCCTGGATTGATCATGGCCCACTAAAGATTTGGTCAATAGGTCTTGAAGATCAATCACAATTTATCCTCATTCCATTGTTCTTCACCAAATATTGCGCGGGTATCCAAAACCATTTTGTCCATATCAGTTTGCACTGACTCCATTAAAACTTCTGCCTCTTTTAATGTTTTCTGTGCCTGCATTAAATGGAAAAACATGCGTGCGTAATGAAACCAATAACCAAAAAACAAACCAAAGCACAAAAAAATTATTGATCTCATGTTAAATCCATACTGGTGCGGACTGAAGTTCCAACAGATCTTGCAATCTCTACCTGGGTTTTGAGCCGTATCGTATTAGCGCGAGCCGCTTTTACCAAAGCCTCTACTGTTCCCATGCGCTCATGTAATTCAGCATTTTCAATTAAGGCTAAATCCTCACGCTCTCCCACTGTGTAATTTTTCCCATTAGGTGCAGATTTTTGGGTAAGGCTAATCCGTGTACGGGCTACGGCTAATTCATATTTGGATTTAGTTTGGTGATAATCCAATTCCAAATCAACCATATTTTCATGCGCTTGATCTATTTCTTTAGATAATTCCCGCAAACGCTTTTCAATCATTGCGGGTGTAATTATTTCATTCATTAGCAGGCCCTTCTTGTGGTACGGGTTCTTGTACAACTTGTAATCCTGCATTTTTATGTTTCTCTTGCAACGCAATAACTTTGCCCGCATCTGAAGAAAGATTAAAAGGGTCAGGAATAAATTGAAATCCCATTTCCTCCATAGCCTCAGCAAGCACTTCAGGGAAGATGTCCAGGGCTGACGCAACCGCTCTAATGCCCAAAATGTTTTGATGCACGGCCACTACAAAGCCCGCATCAGGTCTAAATTTCTTTTGCTTATCGCTCATAGCAACATGCCTTCCTCTGCTGATCGCCAAACAATGCAATCATTTCCGTGTTGGTTTTTTCTTGTTGTTCCTGTGTCCATAATAAATCCATCTTTAACAAGACTTATCCTGGTAGGTCTGATGGTGTTGCCATCTATGTTCAGTGTTATTTCCATTTCTTGATCAGTTGCTCCGCGTAAACCTTGATTTAAAATGTACTCATACACCTTGCGGCGTAATGATCCTGTTTTTGGCAGGATCTTTTGAGCGGCGGCAATAGATGTGCGCTGTGCATTACGGGCTATAACTACCGTGTTTTTATCAAGCATTTAATTCATTTTTCTTTGTAAGAATTGCATCACGCAATGTAACGCCATTAACACTTACATCTAAAAGATCAGCATTTAATTGCCAGGCTGATTTAAGTTCATCTAGATCAGTAGTGTCATCAATTAAACTCATTACTGCGGTAGCGCTAGCCACTTCTTCTTGTGTGTATTCACGCTTTGCTTTTGGAGTTTTTGCTTCAGGTGCTTCTACGCGCTGTGCCTTTTCCATATCTTGACGCAAAGGCCGTGTTGGTTTTTTTGTATTTGGATCAGTGCCTAAATAACCAGCAAGACTTAATGCTCTGCCAGTTGCGCTTGTAGATGCGTTTTCTAGCGCTGATGATTTGTTTACAAAAGAACTGCCAACCATTTCTTCTGCAACATCAACAAACATTAAAACATCACCGTAATATATTTGGCTTTCAACAATATATTGAATGGGCCGTAATGTTTCAGGATCACGCACTACATCAATAATTTTTGCGTGAATCCGTAGATCTTTGTGGTCTGCATGAATTCGTACTAAACGCTCTGCGGCGGTTTCGTAGCCTTCAAAGTTTCCTGCCATTGCTTTGCCTTGCCTTCCTGTATGTGAGCCTTGTGGCTCTTGGTGGGGAAATTATGGTGGGCAGGTCTGACAATTACAAGCACCGTAATTAATCCCAGGTGAGCGTGTCGGGAAAAGAATTCATTAATTACCCCAAAAAGTGAGAAAATCCCTGGTGAGAGGCGGTTGATTTATGGCTACACAATCAGGATCAGCAGGCGCAAGAGTTCATTTGTCTTTATTCAATTTAATAATTGAAGTAGAAAGTGATGCAATTTATCCCGATCAGATGCACGATATGACTAATAGGGCTTTAGGTTTATTTGAAGGAGCGCTAGAAATCTGCAAAGTAAACAATCTAGATATTAGAACTGATGATGTAGATGATTTTATTGAGGGTGAAGATGTGTAAGAATTGCGGCACATGCAGTTCAGAACATTCTAGAACAATAGATGATGCGGTAGATGCTCTTGATCTATTGCCTATTTAAATAGAGGTCCAACCAATATAACCCGCGTTTGGGTTATTTATTTTCCACTCTGCCTGTAATTTATTTTGTTTCACCCAATCTGTATCGTGCGTACATTGTGCGCACAGTGGACAAATTTCAGATCCCATACTTTTGTAAACATGTTCACAAATTAATCCAGCCATACTTTGTACGCCGCAGTTACGCGCCCTTTTACTGGGTCAATAAAATGTAATCTTTGTGATGGTGTAGCGCTAGCGGCCAACATAACTCCAGCGTATCTATTCTCTGACTCAGTTGATCCAGTTTGAAATACAGATCCTTCACCATTAGCCAAAGCCCACTCAGCATGTGTGTGGTAATGGCCAATGTAAACATCTCTAAAATCCCAAGGATAAGCGCCTGACCGCCAACGGTTTACATGTTGAACAATTGCACCAGGAGATGCAAAACCGTTCCTACCTACTTCATCACCGTGAATTAATAATGCTTTGTAATTACCAATTTCTACCCGTTGAATATCATCAGGGCAATCTTTCCATTCCAAACGCTTTTCATCTTTAAGTAATTGGCGTGCTAATTCATAACACATGCGATCAAAGTTATCTGATCTAGGAACATTATCCCGCTTAGATCCTATGCGCCCATGATTACCCCACTCTGCAATTACTGTAACTTTTTCATAATTGGCAAGCGCGTAACGCACTAAGTCCATACATAAACGGCTTACATTTACATATTGCTCAAACAATGTGCTATCAATTTCAAACACTTGTCCTGGGAAATTGAATAAACCTTCAACCATGTCACCGCCAAACATAATGGTGCAATCTTTTACAGCGTGATCTGCTCTTTGAATTTCTGTAATTCTTACAGCCTTAGCCGCAAATTCTAAAACTCTTTGACGCATAACTTCTGAGTTGTAACTAGGTGTTCTTTTAGCGCCTTGCCAATCTGTCATGTGCCATAAAGCAACTTCTGCTTTTCTGCGGGCATCAACAGGCGGTGGTGTAACGGGCGGAATCTTGCCCAATGTAAGCATGGCATCATGTGCGCCTTGATAGGTACTGCTAACTAAATCTTCTGTGCGTTCCTTGGCTTTCTTTAATTGTTTTTGCAAACGCATCATTGCCGCACGCAATTCTTTTACATCTTCTGACTCAACACCTTCAGGGAATTCTTCTAATCGTTTTTCAAGACTCATTGTTAAACACTATTGCCTTCCCGTGGTGGATATAACCTTCTTTGTCTAACCAAGAATCTTCATGTTTAGGATTGGCTGTAATTCTTATTGATTTAGCGGCATCAAACATCAATGCCACTATCTCAGGTTCAATATCTTCAATATCTAATAAAGCGCCCCACATGCGCCCAATAGATATAAAGTTTTTGTGAGCGCTTCCGTATTCACTTTGGCGATCATTAAGAATTTCTTTTACTCTTTTGGACACTTACAAGTTCCCATTCTGTGCGTTCTGATTGTGTCAGCACTGCACTTGTGTCCATCTGCTCTAAGCGCTTGAACTAATAAATTGACTGGGTAATTTTTTGCCCATGCGTCATCTAAAGTTTTTTGATCTTCTTTGTTTAAATTATCGTAAAGAGCCTGGTAAGCACACTTACCCAACCCGTTATGTATCTTTCTTGAATCTAAAATTGACTGTATTGCTTTGTCTAATGCCATATAAACCCCCCACGCATAGATTACAGCATGATCCCTAAAAGCAAGAAAGCCCCGCCGTAGCGGGGCGTTTCATTATGCCTTCTTTTTAGCGGACTTTTTCTTGTCTGCCTTCAGCAATTTATTAAGTTCAGCCGTTACTGCATCAGCAACAAAGCCAAATGCGGGGTCTTTTACATTGATTGCGCGGATTGCAGGCCCTGCGGTAGCGGCTAACGCGGCAATCAAAATAGCCTTAATACTTGTTTCTCCTGTGCCGTAAACAGCAACACCAGCAACAATTAATGATCTTGTATATGAGGCTAATGCGGCTTTCATTTTGTTGTTCATTTTTACTCCTTTGGGCGTGCTATTGCCATGATGGTTTTGTAATCACGCCTGCGTAAATAATACCCGTCACCGTTGCTTTGGCTACCTGACTTTCCGCTAGATGTGTTACCTTCATACACCTGAATGTATTTAAGGGCAGTATTATGCCATTTAACTATGCCCACATGATCTGCGGCGGCATCTTCATCAAATTGAAAAAACACAAGATCTCCTGGTTTAGCCTGACCAACTGGAACTATTTGGTTATTTTTTGTCAAATATTTTAACCATAGATCACAAGATGCGTAACCTTTAGGTTTGTCAGATACGCTCTTGATAATGCCTGCATCAAAATACATTTTAGATGCGGCCATAGCGCACCAAGGCTGATTATTTAACCCAAACCATTTACCAAATTTGGTGTCATTGTTTGGGCCTTCTGTGTAATTTAATTGTGATTTGCACAGATTTAAAACTTTGCTTATTTCAAGTGTCATGTTAAACCTTCTTTGGTCGGCTAGGGCGATACGGTTCTATCTTAGACTTAATTCTTCCATCTTTGCGTATTTTAACAATCCAACCATCTTTAATTAATGTGTCATTAAAAGGGTGTTTACTTTTTGCCTTTTTCATTTTCTACCTCCGTAATTATTTCTTCATTTTGCACAGGCTTAGGTTTACTTTTTAATCCATTAGCACTTAATATTCCTGAAAGCGTGCCTGTTAAAAATACGCAAAGAGTAGAAACAAGATCTATAAACGCCGCGTCATTAGGTGCTTGTGCCATTGGCTGTGTAATAAATAACAAAGCGTAAAGCATAGAAAAAACAGATCCAGCAAAAACAATAGCAAGCAAAATTCCTATTGTTACTATTAAACGAGCGTGTAATTCTTCAGGTGTATATTTTTTTCTAGCCATTGACCGTTTCCACTTCAGGTAATAAATCTTTGGTACACAAACCAAGTGCCTCACATTGCGGTGGGTTGCACTCAGCATTTTGCCAATTTTCAAATTCTTGACATGGGTAGCGCACCCAACCTTGATAACCACACCCAGTTAAACTAAGGGCGAGTAAGAAGCAAAGTATAAATTTCATCAATTCGGCTTTCTAGTTTTTTAATTGTTTCACCTTGTCTATTTTGTTCATCACGCATACTTGATCCTGAATTGGGTTTCAATTCAATCAAATAATGTTTTACAAGGAAACGCACTGCAACTGCCAAAGATCCTAAAAGGGTGCTTACGGCAATGCAAATACCAAGCCATTCATTAATAATCATAACTGAATAATAACTTATGAAAGGAAATACATGCCTGTAAAATAAAAGAAATCAACAACTTGTAATGTAAGCGGACTATTGTGATCCATGCGGGCCATAGTTCCGTTAGATTGCGGATAATAAAGTTCAGCCGTTGATGAACTTGGAACAACATCTAAATAAATTAAAAGATGTTCACCCGTGCTTGTATCGTGAATTCCGCCAGTTACTAAATTATGAATACTAGGGGTGAGGCTAGGGGGGAGGGTTAATGAATAATCACCAGTGCCAAAATTTGTAACATTTGTACAATTAATTCGTAATGTAAAAAATACCATTTTGCCGACTCTAGAATAATAACCTGTGGCTGGTGTGCCTGTATAAGTTAAACCCGTGCCTGTCCAGGTAGATGTAAATGGCACTTTAGGAACACCTAATAAATTATCTGCAAATACAACCCACTCTGTACCGTTCCAATATTTCATTTGATCATCAGTGTTTTCATAAATGATGTCAGCCACGCGTGGATATGTTGGTTCAGTAGTAACGCTTGGCGCTGTAAATCTTACGGCTGTTTCTAATTTGCGTAATCTTTGCTCTAAATCATTAAACATAGATTGCAATTGCGGCGGTTGATTTATGTAACCCATTATTGCACCGTTCCTGTTGTACATGAAAGCGTTACACGCTCAGGTCCATCTTCACCTGGTTGTACTGTCAAACCAACTATACGGAAAACTTCATCAAAACCATTAGGGAAACGGTCATCTCTAATAATGATGCGGCAATCATCTCCTACTGCATAAGTTCCAAATTCAGGATCTACATAAGCAGGTACAACTATCTTCATAGTAATTGGTGGGTAAGCCAAGGCTGTTACTGCGCCTACGGCTAGATTGTCTAATACTGTTTGATCTGTAACATCTGAGTAGTTAGCCTGGTCCTCTAGCAATGCCCAACCATCAACAAATTTAGAAGCATCTTGTGCGTTAGAAACTAATTTACCTTCATTAGATCCAGCGCCTAATGCGTAAACTGAGTTAGCCGCAATAGATCCATCTTCAGGATATTCATACTCAACAATGTTACCTGCGGGAAATTCAAACACGGGAACATCTATGTCATCAGGATCATAAACTAAACCGCTACGGGGATAATAAGTATTAAATGATTTAGCGGGTAAGCCTGTAATTGGGTCATAGAAAACATCAATATAGAAATCAAATCCATCTGATTGACGGGATAAATCTTGGATAGCCTGGAAAACACCTTTAATTTCATAATAATAATAAACACGATCAACTAGAACGCCTGAAACTGTTTGACCTGATTGGTTATACAACACACCAATGTCACCGTATGCGGCGGTCTGTGCATCTTCAATCAAAGTTTTAGCAATAACTAATTGATCTATTCCTGTAAATTCAACATCTTGGGTAATACGCCTACGCTCAAAATAAGATAACCATTCACGGGCATAGTAAGTAACTGTCTGATCTGTGCTGTTATATGAGCGCCCCCAAATAACTCCGCCCCATACCAAAATGCCGTTGCGATCTACATAAATTCCGCATTTGCCTGGGATAGTAGATGGATCAACATTGAACTGGAATGTGTTAATACCTGACAAAAGCAGGTGACCTTGAAAAGTTCCAGGTTGATTTAATTGTTGAGTAAAGCCAACCTCTGTTAATGGAAGTTCAGCAATGATGTCATTGGTTAAAAGATCAACCAATAAATATCGGTATGTGGTTACTGGCATACCGCTAGATTACCAGTGCGGCGGCTTCTTCCTCAGTTAAAGGTTCTCCAGCAATTAATTTAGCCTTTGCTGACTCTTTATTAGCCGCTAATGCCTGAGCATCAGCCTCACGCTTGGCTTTTTCCTCTGCGTATTTTGCGGCGGCTTGATCTCTGTCAGAAATTTCTTGCGCAGTTAAAGGCACAATAGTTGTTTTGCCAGTAGAGCAATCTACAATCATTTTATTCAGCGACATTTACGATCTCCCATTCTTGGTTTTCTTCATTCCAGTTATACATATTTTCATCATCAGGCTTGGCTACTGGTGCTTGCCAATCGTAATTATTATCTAATGTCCATGAGTCATAAGGTTGAGGTGCAATAAACACATCTGCATCAGCGTCATATTTAAATCCAACGCCAGCAAATTGTTTGCGTATATTATTGTTATATGATGTTTGAACCCATGTACCACCAAGCCCTAAATCATTAGCAAGAAAATCTTGACCCCTATGTTCTTGGTCATTTCCTACAACTAAAACTCTAAGTACAGTTCCGTTATTATCTATTTCAGCAAAGTGCGCCATGTTTCTCCTTATTTCGCGTATCTTACTATAACTAAACCACTACCACCTGCGCCTGATGTTGTGAAATTAGTGCTACCTCCAGCACCACCGCCACCAGTATTAGTTGCTCCAGCAAAAGTTGAAAATGAAGAACTATATTCTCCATCTCCACCTCCACCTAAACCACCATTACCACCAACAACTAAAGGTGAATTTATGTAACCACCACCAGCACCGCCACCAGCGTAATAACCTTGATCGCCAGTAATGGTTGCACTAGCCCAAGATGAATAAGCATTAGAACCATTACCGCCATTACCGCTTTGATATTGTGTTTGAGCATCTTGACCTACTGCTCCCGCACCTCCACCGCCACCTGAAGCATAATTTGTATAAGCAGGATAATTATAGATTGATGAACCGCCAGTATTTCCTTGTCCTGAAGTTCCAGCCGCACCGCTAGTTGTTCCTGAACTTTCAGCAAATCCTTGACCACCTCCGCCTGAACCGCCTGTTCCTGAAGCATAAAATCCACCATTGTATCCAGCACCACGACCACCACCAACTGCGGCAGTAGTTGAAGCAAATTGTGAATTACCGCCTTGTGTTGCAGTAACACTTGCAGTACCTCTAACGCCACCAGCGCCAACAGTTACGGAATATGCGGTTGCGGATAATGATTGTGATGTTAATGCAACTAAACCACCAGCACCACCACCACCGCCTGTGCTATTTCCATATCTTGCAGTAGCACCACCACCGCCACCAGCAACAACCAAAATATCACAAGATAAAGATTGTGTAGGTGTAAATGTACCTGATGATAAAAATGTGTGATACCAGTAATTAGTATCTTCGCTTACATAACCACCATAGGCTTTAGCACCACTAGCAATAGTGTTAGAAACTCCATACAAATAAAATGTAGAACCTTCTGCAATATTTCCAGCACTACTTGTTGCTTTAATAGATGTTATCGCAACATTGGAAGTTGGATTCCATGCACCTGCATTTAACATTTGCCAAGGAGATGTGTTATTGCCTTCACTTACAAAATCTGAAGACAATGACTTTGAGTTACTACTAGTATAATTTGTAATATAAACTTGACCACTAGTCCATACATTAGTTTCTGCACCTTGCGCTAAAGTTGCCCAGTTTAAGTATGGATCTGTGTTACTTTTATTTGTTCCGCCCATAATTCCAGCCGAAGAATATAAAAGATTTTCATAATATCTAGAAGTTGAATTATTAAATGTTAAATATAAATTTACTGAATATCCACTACCGCTTGTGCTTCTTGCTGAATATACAATTCTCAAATCAGTGTAAGTTTGAGGTATAGAAGTAAATTCTATGTTTGCAACACCACCAGCGCCAACTGTTTTTGTTTCAATTAATCGCATGTTAGCCATTAGACCGCATACCTCACAATCACAATTCCTGATCCGCCTGAAGCGCCAACTGTATTGCTTCCACTATTCCAACGCCCACCGCCACCTGAACCTGTATTTATAGTGCCTGCGGCTTGATTATTATTATTAAGAGGTGCTTCACCACGACCACCGCCACCTAAAGATGAAGTTGAAGTTTGACCTGGACTACCACCGCCAGCATAATAACCACTAACACCAGTTCCAGTTGCGCTAGCCCAAGTTGAAGCAGAATTAGAACCATTACCAGCAACTAAATAAGCGCCTGCTTGACTAGCGCCACCGCCACCAGCATAAGGGTGACCTCCTGCATATCCTTCTACTGGTGTATAACCACCAGCATTACCAGCACCACCACTAACATTGTATGAACCGCCACCTGAACCACCAGCACCACCACTACCAATAGAAGTACCACCGCCACCGCCACCACCAGTTGATGAAAGCAAAATAGCACCGCCAATTACACTTGAATTAGTGCCAGCGCTTCCCCTGCTATTTGCAACTCCAGCGCCACCGCTACCAACAGTTATTACATAATTTGTAGAATTTACGGCGGCTTGATTAGTTAATAATCTATATCCACCCGCACCACCACCACCTGCGGATTCGTTAGTAATTCCTCCGCCAGCACCACCACCTGCAACAATTAATGTTTCAAAAGTTAAATCTTTTGTAGGAGTAAAAACACCTGAAGATAAAAATGCGTGATACCAGTAAGTTCCATCTGTTGTAACTATATCTCCACCAAGAGCATATCCGCCACCTTCTACAATTCCATACAATGTAAATGTAGTATCAATAGCAAGAGTTTGAGTAGAATTGATTACTATTTGAGTAATTGGACTAGTATTGCGCCATAATGCTATGACTATATCATTACCATATTCACTATTAGAATTGCGAAATACACAAGTTTTATTAACATTAGGATTGGTGTATTGCATAAAATCTAAAATTTGTGTGTTAAATCTATTAGGATCTAAAATTCCATAATAATCTATATTTAAGGTTGTATAGTTACTATCACGGGCTGAACCATAAGTACCATTATTATTCCACATAATAGTGCGTGAATAACTATTGCCAGTATCACCATTAAGATACCCATAAAGTTGCCCAGCACTTGCAGTTGTTTTTGCACTTACTATTATTCGTAAATCTGTATAATTTTGAGGAATAGAATTAAAAGTCACAGATGATGCTGTGCTAGTCAAAACTGTGGTAGCAATAGGTGTATAAGTACTCATTTATTTTCTCCTATTTCAATCCGTATAAAGCAAGTGTTGAATACTGAGTAAAACTACCTGACCATGGAGTTATAGTAATAGATGTTATTGCATTAGTTTTTTGCCATAATCCTGAGCAAAACCAAACGAAACCAGCAGTATTACCGTCATTACCGCCATAGGCTCTAACTGTTTTTAATTTGCTTGTGTTTTTATATTCTAAAATGTCCACTATGCTTCCACTATAATTTGTTGCATTGTAATTACTGCTATTAGTAAAACCCATAACAAAATTAGTATTTGAACTAGCGTTACCAGTTGTTATTTGGTTAGTGCCCCCACCAGAAGCGATCATGTAATGAAAAGCATAAGAGGCTGTAGTATCTGAATTAAATGTAGTGTTCATACCACCAGCATCATTAGAATTACCATTAGTTGATCTTGTATAAGTTCTTAATTGTAAGTGAGTGTAAGTTGAAGGTATGTTAGAAAATGTTACTGATGCCGCACCAGCAGAACCTACTGTTGTAGCAAATATAGGAAACATAGCACCAGTATCAGTAGCCTGACCTTGGCGTGTAGATGAAGCAATAACTCCTAGAATTGGCATTAGGAAATATCTCCTAGCACATACCAAGTATCTGTGCCTGTTTTGATACAAGTAGCAGATGAATTTTGCGCACGAAGTTTAGGGGCAGTAGCAGTAGCACCAGTTGAATTAACTGTTGTTGTTCCGCTTGAACTTGCTTGAATAGTTAATTGTCCTGCACCTGTTTGAATAATTGTAATCTGAGTTCCTATTGGGAATCCAACAGAACCATTAGTAGGAATGTTAATTGTTCCTGCGGTTGCTCCGTTGCTTGCTAATAGAATATCGCCTTGATCGCCTAACGCTAGTGTGTAAGCGTTGGTAGTAAATGATGGCGTGAGAAGTGTTTGTGTGTAAATAACACCAGTTAAAGTTTTATTAGTTAATGTTTGGGCAGTAGATACATCTACGGTTGTGGCAGTATCAATAGCAATAGTTCCAGTAGAAGTAATTGTTCCACCTGATAGACCTGTGCCAGCAGTTATGCTAGATACTGTTCCAGTTCCGCCAAAATAAGATAATGAATTCCAAGCACTTGATCCGTTACCAATTTTTGCCTTGTTAGTGTCTGACTCATAGCCCCACTCACCTGCGGCTAAAACTGGATTAGTGGCGGTCCACTGTGAGGCTGTTCCTCTGCGTACTTGAATTTGGGTTACTACGGCCATTATGGAGTACCTCCGTTAAAAGTTTGTGTTGCTGTATCGCTAGGGAAACCGCCTTGATATGGGGCAATGCTATCAAATACACCAGCATCTAGTTCATTTGTAGTTGATGTGCTAACCGCTACCCAAGCAGTACCGTTATAGACCATCAAACCTGTTGTAGTGTTGTAATAAAGATCGCCTTGGCGCAGGGTGGGATTATTAATATCTGTTGCGCTTGCAGGTACATTTGTTGGGGTTAAGGCTAATCTACTCAACTTATATCACCTGCAATTAACCAATTGTCAGCAGATGTACAAATTGCAGTGGCTGAAGAATATTGAGCGCGTAATGCAGGTGCTGATGCTGTTGCGCCAGTTGAAACAATAGTTACACCTGCGCCTTGCGCAAAAGTTACTTGACCTGCTCCTAATTGCACAAAGTTTAATTGTGCGCCTACTGGATAAGCAACGCTACTAAATGGTGGAATAGTTACAGTCACTGGACTAGCATTACTCAAAGTTACAAGTTTGCCATTATCTCCAATAGCAGGAGTAAATGCCGTAGTTGTATCTGTTGTAATTCCAAGATTAATTTTTGCTGATGTTAAAGATTTATTTGTTAAAGTTTGAGCAGTTGTTAAATCAGCCGTTACTGATGTGTTAATTGAAAGAGTTACAGATCCGCTTGTACCTCCGCCGCTTAAACCTGTGCCTGCTACAACTGCGCTTATGTCACCTGTTACGGGAACATTTGTTGTAACTTCAATTCTTTCATCTGAAATATTGCCGCTTGATATAGAAAGAGCGCCAGCAGAAACTGTTACCTCTGCTAAAGCAATTGAGTTTGCAGGTGTTGCGGGTGGCACTGGGCTTGCAATTGCAGTTCCAGCAATAACTTGAAAAGTAACATTGTCTAAAGCGCCTGAATAATATGAATCGTTTACCGTCATGCACACAAGATCAATGCGTGGGTGTGTAGGGTTGGCCGTAGTAATTGGTAAATTTACAGTTGCATCATTGTAAGCAACATAAGTTCCCATTTGTGGCTGAGTAGTACCAACAATTGCCGCCCAACCGCTAGCCACATTTACAGACATGTTTACTGGTGAATTAGCAGTTACCGCCAAAGAGGAAGTATTAATAATTCCAGTAGTTGCCCACAATGCTTGTGTTGTTAAACGGTCATTTTCCGCAGGGTGAGATCCGTTTTGTAGCCAACTGGGTGGATTATGTAATGTCATTTTTCTCCTAAATGTAAGCGGAATACCAGGTAATAGTAGCCTGAGTTTGGTTAATCACGGTGCTTCCAGGATCACCTGTTAGCGTGAATTCAGAATTGCCTGGGGGAGCGGCAAACCAAGTTCCTGTTGCTAATAAATTACGGGCAGGATCACCATTCAATGTGATTAGTTTATTGTAAAGATCAACTACAAGAGTGTCCGCGTTGGTCAAAGTGCAGTTAAATTCTAATGAATCACCAGTTGTTAGGTTTCCTAGTATTGGATCAACGATAGGTCCAACTAAAGTGATGGTTGGATAGGTAGTAGCCCAACCTAAATTGTTTACAGTAGTAGTGATAACCGCAGTAGATGGATCATAAACAAGGTTGTAAACGCGGTTATAGGTACGGCCAGTAGGAGGCAAATAGGCAAGTGTGGCTGTTTGCAAGTTATTGTTGTAATAGTTTGGATCAGGACAAAAGAATTGAACTTGGCTTGTAATGTATCCATAGGTGTAATTAGGGTCAATGCTTGTATTAAATTGACGCACGCGGGCATCAATAAATTGTTCTTGTACTACCTGAGAAGGCAATTTAAAATATAAAGGAGTAGTGCCTTGTTGTTGAGGTAATAGTGTGGACTGAATTGTGTTTAAATTTGTTTGAGCGGAGTTATTACCTTCTCCAAAAGTATTGAACAAAATAGTTATATTACGGCCAGCCAAGAAATCTCTACCTGTAAACATACCATCTGCATATCCACGGTTATCATCTTGATTGCGAATACCTGGAAGGCTCTCTAGTCCATCAACACTAAGTATTTGGTAGGGAGAATTAGCACCACCAAAAGTTAATCCGTTAAATGAAAAAGAATATATTTGAGTTAAGACTGTCATCATTTAGCCTTCATATATGGATTGCCTGATCCGTAATTAAAGTTTGAAGAAGGTTTTACAACAACTGGTGATTTAGGATTACCAGCGCCATAAGTAAAGTTAGATGTAGGAACAATAGCCGCTCCATATTTAATACCGCTTACTGCCGCTTGGCTTACTGTATTTGGATTAGGTGGTGTAGTTGAATTAAATTGATTGTTTACTGTCACTGAACTTGATGGACCATAAGGAGTATTGCCAACGCCTCCGTTTGCATTAAATGGTCCGCTAGTTACATAAGGAGAAACAGTAGCACTAGCCATAGATGCCGCCGCCGCTTGTGCCGCGCTGATAGCCGCAATCAATGCCATAGTTTCTCTTAACTTAGCCTGTAAATCATCTAGTTTCTTTTGTGTGGTTTTGTTGATTTCATCAATAGCCTTTTCATATTCTTTCTGAGCCTTTAATAAAGCGTCAGTTAAATCTTTTTGTGCTTCAGCAAGTGCTTCATCTCTAACTATTTTTGCTTCAGTCATGGCTTCTGAGTAAGCCTTATTAGCCTCTGCCATGCTTTGCAATAGTTCAGCATCTACTTCTGCTAAAGAGTTTTTAAGATCTATTGCTACTTGTGAATAAGCGGTGCGTAGTTCATCAGTTGCTAACTTACCGCCAGCGTTCATAGTTGTTGCTAGTGCATCTAATCCAGTTCTTGATGTTGTATCAACAGCGCTCCACAAATCTTGCAATTCTTTTGTGGCTTCAGGGCTAGCCGCTTTTAGAGCATCAGCAATTTTGTTGCCAATCTCAGGACCGTTTTTGACTACTTCCTCAATAAATACTTGGCTGTAACCTTTACCAGCAAGGTCTGCGGCGTTTTCTTGTAGTTTTTTAGCACCAGTTAAACTTGCTTTAAGTTTAGTAATTAATCCGCCAGCATCAGAACCTGTACCAAAAGCCTCAGTTAAATTAAATGATGTCTTAGATGCAAAGGCTGAACGCAAACGGTCAATAGATTGTTGCAAGATTGAGCGTTCTTTTTCTGCGGCAGACTTGACTAAATCAGATCTTTTTTCTGCGGCAACCTTTTGCAGATCTGTAATTCTTTCTTGCTTTTCTTTTTCTATCTCTACAATTTTTTTATTGTAAGATTTAGTAATATCTAATACGCGTTCATCATAACGCTTGTGTAATTCAAATTGTTTGTCCTGGTAATCTTTTAATTCTTCAGCCTTTTTTTCAGCCGCCTCAGCAGTTACTTCATTCATTTGGGCATAAATTTCTTTTACATCTTTCATGTACCCATCAATTTTCTTTTTATCAGCCGCACTTATTCCGCCGCCTTTGCCCGCGCCGCCAGTAGTTGTACCTTTTACTGCTGTATCAACTTTCTTAGAAGATTTGTCAGCCTCTTTACCCAATTTATCTAGATTAGAGGCTAGTTCTTTAGCCTTTCTAGCCGCTCCGTCAGCAAAATCAGATATGCCGTTTAGCCCTTTGTTCATAACATCTAGACCAGCCTTGGCGTATTTACCAACGCCAGGAAGATGTGAAAGCGCAGATAACAAGGCACGCAATGGACCTGTTGCTACTTTCATAATGCCTTCAAATACTTTACCGATCATAGGCACAATAGAAGCAAACGCCATCAAGCCTGCTTTGCCAGTAGCAATCACAGCGTTTCTAAACGCTTCATTTGATTTAAATAATCTAACTAGACCTACTGCCACTAAACCAATAGCGGTAGCAATAGCCACCATAGGATTTACTTTCATAACAGCATTAAATGCCATCTGCGCGATCTTGGCCGCATTAACAGCAAGTGTGTACGCACCCCAAGCGGCAGTAAAAGTGGCTAAGGCAATAACAAATACTTTTACATCATCTTTATTTTTGGCAAGAAAATTACCAAACTTTTCTAATCCGCCAATAATAGGTTTTAACACTAACAACAAACCTTGAAATACAGGTAACAATCCAGCACCCAATGCGGCTTTAGCGTTTTCCATTTTGGCTTGCAATATTTTCATGGTGTTAGCAGTGCCGTCAGCAGTTCTTGCAAAGTCACCCTGTGCTAATGCTGAGTCTTTCATAGCCAATGAGAAAGCCGCTTGTGCCTTAATTGCAGGCGGTAATACACCGCTTGTAGTCTTGATCAGACCCATACTCATTGCTTCTTCTTTTAATCTAACTTCAGATAAAGCAATACCAAATTTCTTTAGTGGTTCTGTTTCACCTGACAAACCTGAGCGTAATGCTAGTAACGCATCATCAACAGATGTGTTGTTAAAAGAGGCCATATCAGATGCCAACTGCACAAGGCTAGTGGACATTTTTGTAGCGCTATCTTGACCAATACCAAATGCTTGGAATAAGTTTCCGTAAGTACCAGCCGCTTCAATGGTTTTTTGTTTTGATAAACCCATAGCCTCAGCAGATGTATTTGCCCATTTTTCAACAGCCTGTGCGTTTTCACCAAAGACCACATTCATCTTAGATAAAGATTCATTCATATTGCTTGCCGCTAATATGGTGTCTTTACCAAATTTAACTATTGCTGTACCAGCAAATGCAACACCCATGGTTGCACCTACTTGTTTGATCTTTGTAATAAAACTAGACATACCTGTTGATGCAGTTTTAACACTATCATCTACGCCTTTGATTGCATTTGTAGCCTGAGTCAAACCAGCCTTTAAATCATTAACATCTGCTTGTAATTTAATTACTAGGGGGTCAATTGTTGCCACTTTATCCCCTCAATTTCTCTTTGATAGCAGTTACAAATACACGCTGAACTGTACCGTTTCTAATCATCATTAGAGCGGCAGGTTCTAAGTATGGATATTTTACACTTGGATTCTGCGGTAAGCCTTGTTCAACGGCGCGGGCATAAACCATTGATGCGCCAATTTCTGCAATGTAAGTGCCAAACCCTGTACGGGTAGTTGTATGTATAGATCTTTTCAAATTACCTGTGACCGTATTTGGTCCAGTTCCACCAATGTGACGGGGTGGTGTAATTCTTAACCAGGCGTTACCTGTCTTTTTACTTATTCTTTTTTCATAAGATCTTGTGCCTTGAAAGTTTAATTTAGCCTGGCGTTCTATAACTAGACCAGCACGCATAATTCCAATTTGCACACCTTGTTCAATTGCTTGGCCCGTGACTTTAAAATCTTTTAGGACTTCATCAAGATTCTTAAATACAAAAGCACCGCCAGCCATCAACCATTAGCCCTTTCAGCCTTTACCTGCTCAACAACTGTTGCAATTGCTAACAGCCAATCCACTGTTCCAGCAGGGAGGTTATCTACCTGTTCAGGTGTCCAACCAAATTTATCTGCCATGAAATAGTAGTTCCATTGTTCATCAGGGAAATCAAACGCCTCATGGCGCTCGCCACCCTCTAACAGCCATTTTAGCCGTTGGAGTTGGCGATAATCGCTTTTGGGTTTGCCTCATTCTCAGGAGTATCTGAAAGGCTAGGGAATAGCGCTTTCTGAATTTCCTTTGTCTTTTCAACTAGAGCATCAAAATCAGCAATGGATAATTCTTCTAAACTTTCTTTTTTAATCATTGGTACTGGTAAATCAAAACTCCACTCAACAACTAACATTTGAATTAATGTTTCAGTCATGGCTAGTGCCTTGCCAAGTTCACTATCTGTTTCTTTATCAACGGTTTTGTATAGCATCTTACGGTCCTTATATCGGATCGTATTTTCATCACGCAAAGTTACAGTTGCGCCTGATGGTAATGTGATTTTCTTTGATTCTGACATTATGCCTCCTGGTTAAATTGCCTTCCCATAATCATACTTGAAGGAGTAAGCGGGCGGGAGGGCGGGAAGGCAATCGCCCTACAACCGACCCGCTTACTCTAGGATTTATTTATGCGTATGTGCCTGATGCTTTAGCGTTCTGCAACACCCATTTGATAGGCGAGTAGCCGCCTGAAGAACCAGCGTCAGTTGTATTTGATTGACCGTTTAGATCAATTGTTACTTGTACAAAATCTTCTCCACGCTCAATAACACCAGCAGTGTAAGCACCTTTAGTGATTGTTGCCTGGATTTGTACAGCCGCCGCACCTGCGCCATAAGCCCAGTTAAGAACAATTGCAGGTTGGCTGTTATTTAAGAAGTTAAGTAATTGGCTGTCATTTTCCATAACAAATGTAATCTTGCCAGTTACTTCCAAAGGTCCAAGGAATACTTGGTACGGATCTTGTGTATTTGAGATGCCGTAAATTGGAGTGGCAGGGCGCTTCATGTCAATGTTGCCTGACATAGCAGTTGTTACTGCTGATCCACCAATTGAAACAGTACCGCGCCACACTGGAGTTGGCAGAACTGTTGAGAATGTAGGTGTTGGATCTGAAACAAGTTCTGATGCGTAACCTGTTGTCTTAGTGTCATATTCCAACATGCCATCTGCGTTGAACTTCAATGAGAAGTCAGAGAATTGGCAACCAGGATATGAACGAACATCAACAGCATAGAAATCTGTCAATGTATAAGAGATTGGTTGTACATCTACATTTGATGTAAGGCTATTAAACAATGAGATTGTGTGGGTGTATGGAGCAGATGCACCTGTTGTTGCAACTGAACCTAATAGTCCAGCAATTGCATAACCAACGGTGTCAGCAAATACAGCGCCGCCGTAATCAACGGTTGAACGGGTACGGCCAGGAATGTAATTGTAATTCAATACATTTGAACCGCGTAGTCCTGTGTCAAATAATGGATCAACAATATCAACAGGCTTCAATGAGTCTTTTGATACTGGAATAAAATCGGTTGGTGCTACGGCAGTACCTTTGGTTACTTCTTTTGCAATACCAAGGTACGATCTAACGGATTGTTGCACGGCCATTTGGTTACTCTCCTAATTTCTTGTCTGTTGTTACAGACACTTTTGTTGTTTCAGATTCTTTTGTAAACGCAGGTTTTGCTCCAGCAGGCGTTACATCTTTTGCAACAAATCCTTCAGGTGCTTCAAATTCATCACCAGGTTTTACAGTGATCCCAACACTAGGGAACACGCGTTCATCTGTTCCATTGTACTTGTATTTCATCATGCTCCTTATGCTTGGATCATCTGTGTTACGGGGAATTGTATCTCAGCAAAGATTTCTGTAATGCCTTCTTTCTCAGTGCTAGGTTCTCCATAGCGGGCTTGTATAACTGGTTCAGCGCCTTGCCATACAAGGTTGCCCGTAGTGTCGCCAAAATTATGATCTGATCTAAGGCGTTCTTTAATGTTATCTACAACATTGTCAAAATCTGACATAACTGTAAGGCTATCTCTGTGAAATGAGATGCAAAAGATCTGAAGAATTACGGTGTAATCAATACGCTTCCAACCGTTAGTAGCACCACCAATAGCCAAACGGTTTTCATATTCATCAGCAATATAAACCACTACTGCGCTACGGGTCATTTGACCTGCCTGTGCATTTATTTCGTAGTTGATATTTTTAGGAAAAGAAGTAAATACCTGATTCACATTTTCAATAGGTGGATTAGATATAAATTCTGACAATGTAGCGCGGACTGCACTGCGGCCTGTAAGAGTTGATGTAGTCATTATCTAATCCTGCGGTACTTGTTCACCATATCTAAAGCCAAAGCAATCTCATTGCCATAGCGCTCTACATTGGGCGTATTACTTGCAGGAGTAGTGGTGTATTGCATTGTCAAAGATCCAGCGCCACGCATCTTAATAAAAGCAGATGTAATTAATACACAAGCCTCTTTTAAAACATTTGGCATGTTGCTAAATACTGCACCTGCGTCATGGGCAAAAACTAATGGACTACTTAAAGTTACGGTTGAATTTCCGTAGGTATAAGTAGAACTAACTGTTACCCATTCGTTTTTATAGGTGTCAATTAATCGGTAACGCTGTCCAGCAATAATGCCTGTTGGGTCATCTACCACTATGGAGGTTGCTCCAATGGCTATATTTGAGGCTAGAGAAGTGTTTACAAAGCCTGAAACATAGGTGTACTTGGTAAATGTCCACCCCGTTGGATTGATGCCTCCAAACTGAATTGGGCCTTGTGAGGTAGTGTTAAACCCAAGTAAAGGGCTAGGAATAATAATTTGTTGGCCCTCAAACCAGCATTTAGAACAATCTGAGATTGCGTACAACTCATTTGGGTTTGCCCCATATTGAAAAGAAGATAAAGAAATAATTGGAGAGTTGTTTGGGTGTAATGCGTAATACCCACCTGATGCTGAATATCTAATTCTTTGTGTTTCTGTGTATTGATCCGCTACTAAATTTTGATTTAAATACTCATTCATAAATGAAGATGCACGCAAAATTACATTTGCTAATTCCGCATCTTGTGCTTGCTGATTACCGTTTACAACTAAAGTGCTTAAAGGTAAAGATGTAGGCGCGTTTTTGTATTCCGTTACAGAAATATAAGGGTTTTCTCTAAAGGTGTCAGAGGTAATGCCTACTGCCATTTTCTATTCTCCATCTCGCTGTGGCGTAGAACTTTCATGTCCGCAACGCCCACATTTTCTAAACCAACCATTAAAGCCACATTCTACGCAAGTAAATCCGCGTGTGCGGTCCTCAGCAGAAATTGGATTTAATGATGCCTCAAAATAACCTTCAGCCTTCATTGCTTTTTGATGCGCCTTGTTTTCTACATGATAAACACCTTGGCGATCTGTGTAATAACTTTTGCCACCAATTACTGTTTCTTTTACACCCTTGTCAGGTGCTATAAATTTAGACATTTTTGCCTCCTAATAAACAGAAAGGGTGCGCCTTTTCGGAGGACACACCCTTTCTTTATTTAGTTGTAACTTACGCTGGAATGATACCTGAAACTGCGCCGTTCCATGCAGGAGCGGTACAGAAGAATGTTCCACGGAAGTAAGTTGAGAAGTCATAAGTGAACTGAGTTACAGGCCATTGGATACCCATGTAATCCTGTACTAAGAAGTTCGCCCAAACATCAGAAACTTGTGTATCAGGAATTGGCAAAGTGAATGATAGAACTGGGGCTACGCCTGAGTTCAACCATGGGTGAACCATGATGTCCACTGCTTTTCCTGTTACTTCGTTCTGCAAACCAGTGACAATAGAACCATAAGTAGTTCCAGTTTCACCTGGTTGATTGATTACCAAACGGTAGTTAGCGTTTGATCCGTTTTTGATCGCATCAGATAGTTGCTTACGATCATTTCCGTTCATAAGAACCATGTCAGGATCAGCCTTGACATTTTGGTACAAGTTAGCAAAAACAGTTTGGAATTCTACACCTGGGTTAGCAGTTGAGAATGTGCTGTTGATTGCGTTGTTGAACCCTGTGTTTGGACCAAGCACTGTTGGAAGGATTCCGTCATAACCTGTTGCATAAGCAGAAGTGTTTGTGTTAGCGCGAGATGCCGCCGCTCCTGTTGTAGAAAACGCAAAGTTATTTGCAGGAAGGTTAGTTGCAGATGCACCTTGAATTGTTACTGACAATGCACCCTTTACTGTTCCTTGGTATGTGCAGTTAGCAGTACCAGTTGCAGTTCCGACATAAACATTGTAGCCAAGTGCGCCAACTGAACCTGTGAAGGACACAGTTAGAACATCACCAGTAGCAACAGTTTCTGATGCAACTGCTGAAACAATGGACTCACCAAAGCCGTTAGCAGAAATACCTGCGTCAGCAGTGATATAAACATAATAAGTTCCTGAAGCCAAGGCTGTTTGTGAGCCTGAAGCCGCAGGTGATGATGCTACAAGTGCTGTTGGTGCGGCAATCACACCTGAGTAACCTGAAGCAGTACCGCGTGCCATAAGCATCATGCGTTCTTCCATAAGCATTGTTGCGTACAGAGTAGAAGTTGATGATAACTGGCGTAGATCTTGATAACCCAAACCTGAGAAATTAGCATCAAAAGATACTTGATCAGATAGTGAGTATGAGTTGTAAGGCAAGATCAGATCATCTGCTGTGTAAGAGATCTGAGGACCACGGATTAACTCTAGAGGTGTAGATCCACCGCCAGCAAAGTTATTCTGTGTGCTTTCTGTAATACCTGGCCAAATTTGTCCTTGTCCGCCAGTTCCTGTACCTGTGTAACCCAGGATTCTCTTTACACGGTGAGAAGTACCAACGCCTTTTTTGCGTGGAATTCTGTTGCGTAGTGGAGTTGGGCGTGGGGTCAGTAACTTAGCAGGTGCTTCTAGGTCAAATGCCGCAAAAGATGTGCTAAGTGGAGTGGTAAGTGTAATTTCTTTTTGAATGTCTTGCATTGCTACGCGTTGCGCGGCAAGTGCATTGTTTAATCCAGCAGATGCTTCAGCAGAAAGTGACTTGTTTGCTACAAGTGCTTCCATTGTTGCCAAAGGATCAGTGGTTGGTGCTTGTCCTGGAACATGAGATGCGTTTGAAAGACTCTTACTTAATTCAGTAGAAAATTCTTCAAAACGCTCTGCGGCTTCCTTTGGACTAGCATCACTAAAAAGGTCAGCGACCTTTGGAGCGTTCAGTGCCATGGTTATCCTTTCAGAGATAATTTAGTTACTTATTAAGAGATTCATCATGCTTGCTTAAAAATTCTTCAGCAAGTTGTTTGTATCCCTTAGCAAGAACTGGGTCAGTTGTTGCTTGTGCTTTCGCTTTATAGACGGCGGCCTTAGTTAGCAAATCAGATGTTGTTTTTACATCTATTGGATTTGCTGTCCGTTTTGGTCCGCCACCGATAGCCAAAGATTTAGCGGTTGCCAACTCAGTTTCCAAATTCATTGCTCTAGCCTCAGCCGCCTCTTTTGCGGACACAAGGTTTGCAATCTCTGATTTGAGAGCCTTTGTTGCTTTATCTACCACTTCTTCTACTATGGCTTCTAACTTATCTGCGGAATTTTCATCAGCAGAAACTTCTTTTGCTTCTTCAGCAGGTACTTCTTCAGTTGCTTGTGCTTCTTCTGCAACCGTATCTGCTACCTCTAGTCCGCCAACTTCAGCAGATTTAGGTGACTCAGATGGAGGAACAATTGTTGCTGTATCTAGATTTGCGCCAGTTTCACCAGTAGGTGTTATATCTTCTGCCGCATCAGATTTGCTCATGTATTTATCCCAACATTTCATTCCATATTCATCAGATTTTCCTGCTTCTTTGCAACGCTTCATAAAAGCATCTTTAGTTTCACCCTTAGCAGGCATCATTTCTTTATCATCTGCTTTACTAGACAATTCAATTTCTGTTTCTTCCATTACTTCTCCCTCTGCTTTCTCGCCTTCATACCAAGCGGCAAGGTGTGCTACTGCTTCTAATAGATGTGAAATAGATCCAATTTCGTTACTGCCTTGTTTCATTTCTTGTGCTTCAACGGAAATTAAATTAGCAAGTGCTTCGCGGGCCGCTTCAAATTGAGTCTTATCAAACTTTAGAAGATCGCCCACAATGGACTTAGGTATTGAGATAATTGTTTTTTCCATTGAGTCACTTTCTTTCTCTGATTTATTCTCAGATTGTATTAGATTATTTTTCTGAATTACTGAAGTTTCATGTAATTCTTCTACCTGGATCACGGTTTCATCTCCTGATGCAGACTTAGCCAAAACCAATTGGCAGTTAGGGTTTGCAGGGCGATCCACCAGGGAAACTTCAACAATCTGTCCATCTACAATCCGACCATTAGCCGCTTTGTGATCGCGGACTACGCGTGGGTTTTTAATTCCAATAGAGAAACCTTTAAGCACTCCTGAGTCCACCTTCTTAACAGAAACTGGATCTACTACCAAAGCAGTGATGTAATGACCGTCAGTTTTTGCCTCATATTCTTTAGCAACGCCAGCCGCAATGTTGCTGTGTTGTTCTCTGATGTTGCCACCTGATTTAAACCAATGTGGCATGGCACGATCTAACCATTCACCGTCACAAATTTGTTGGTCAATATCTAGTGAGTCATCAGTTGCTTTACCGTAAACAGTCATAGTGCCGTCTGCGTTGCGATCAGCCTTTTCAATACTAAAGTATGAAGTGGTTGTTAAGTTAGCCATTATTATTTTCTCCTTGGTTAAGCAGTATAAGTTATGACAATTGCTCCTGCGGCAGAGGCGGCGGCAGAAATTCCGTAGATAACATCATTTGGATTGACATAAAATGTTTGTGATTGTGCGTTAGGAATAGTGCGACCAATTGTTGCACCTGATGTAGTAATGGTGCTATCTCCAATAAAGATTGCCGCGCTGTGACCGTTGTAAATTGTTACTGGTGTTAATGCTTTTGCATTTGGGCTTACATAAAGTAAAACTGACGCTGTTGTTTGTGTACTAGCGTTTACATGTTGTGTTGCCATTTTAGTCCTCAATCCATTCAATGGTTAATGCCTTAGCGCTAACTGTATCAATTAGTTTTTCTCTGCGCTGTAATTCTGCTTCAGCCTCTTTGTCATATTCCGCCACTATTCTTTTGGCCTCCGCCACCCCTCTTTCAGCCAAGTAATAAAGTTCCTGTAATGTCGCTTCTTTTGGATCTATAAAATCTACTGGATCGCAACTTTCTTCTTTATCATTCATTAATTACGCCTCCTTTATTGGTGTCTGTTTTGTGTATTTAGCAGGCAAGCCTGTCAATACCCAGTTTCTATATGGTTGTGGTACTTCATCAATTGATGATGCTTTTAAATACCAATCTCTAAATTGATCAAGAGCCTCAGCATCTTCTATCTTGTTTACTTTAAAACTGTTAATTGCTGTTGCCCATTTTATGCTTATCACATGATCTGTAATCATTCTTTTACCCTCACTGCCCCTCTGTTTAGGATTACATAAATGCCGCCATCTTCATCTACATGCTTGATTGCGTCATACCCATTAACTGCGGCATAACGGCCTGGATCTCTAAATAAGATACCCAGTTGCCTTGCTTGTTCTTCTGTAAGATCGCCAAAACTATCTACAAATTTGCCCATTTCAGGATTGTTATATGGGCGTTTAAATGCTTTGTCATAAAAAGCATTACTTGCTGTTTTAGCACCATTCTTAGCATCTTCCATATCTATTACTTTTGCTTGTGGTGATAAAGCCATAGTTATTACATTGTTAGGATTATCTCCTGCGTATTTAATTACATAGTTTAAATCAGTTCCTGCATAAACACCATTTCCAGCAACACCCGTACCTACATACATCTCACCATCTTTAAATTCTTTAATCATTTGATCAACAGATTTCGTAGAACTAGCAGTTAGCCCACGGTGAATAATCGGTGTTCCTAATTGCTCTAATACAGCAAAATCATTAGCGCTCAAAACGGTAGGTTTAGCAGTAAAGCCTTGCGCTTGTAATATGGCCTTTAAGCGGTCATCTCCAGTGTACTTAAAAGCCTCTATGTATTTTTGTGTTGCTCCATCATAGATAGTAACTACGCCCATTTGATTTTCTTTTATGTCAATAATTTTGAGCATTTCTTGTTTATCAAATTCATTTTGATTGTTGTATTTGGCTTTGACCGTTTTAGGCTTAGGAGGTTCTACTGCAATAGGAACAGGTACAGGCTTAGGTTGTACTACCCCTCCAGGAACTTTCCAGCCAAATTCAGTAGCCATTGCTTGAACTAACTTATTGTTAGTCTGTCCAGCAGTTCTGTAATACTCAGTAAACATTTCAGCGTAAAATTCTCTGCTGTTATTTCCTGAATACCCGCTTGTAAACGCATCAGGAAATTCTTTTTTAAGTTTTTTAATTACTTCTGTTGTTCTTTCAGCCTGTCTTGACAATGAGCCTTGGGCAAGATTATCAACTAGATGACCCCATTCGTGGGCTAGGGTGTATTGGAATTGAGTAGTGGTCGGGGTAACTGGCATTTTGAATTTACCAGCACCGCTCACTTTTAATTCTGCATCTTTGACAATTTTAGGAACAACCCATAGATCTTCTTGGCCCAAGTAAGCCCAACCGTATTTATTTTTACTGTCTTTAGTAATGTGAACTGCAACCCGATTTTTAGGATTGCTTAACTGTAATTTTTCTACTTCTTCAATTACCTGTTTACGCATTTCTTCTTTGACCGCAAGACCCACTCCACCAAATTGAACTTCTATTGGGCCGTTCTTATACACAACGCCTTTGGCTACAAAATCCCGATCCATTTTCTTTGCGTGAATATCATAAATAACAGCCGCTCTTGCTCTGTCTATTGGAGTAGTTCTCATGCGTATAATGTTTGAAAGTTCTACTTCTCTCATTGCTTCTCTTGGCACAATATCCCATTTGCCAGGTATGAATGGGCGGTTATCTAGTTTTTCATAGATTGCTTGACCTGGATCTATTGTTCTGTTTTGCAATTCCGCAACTGTTTGTTCTATTTGTTGTTTTGGAGTTGGGAAAGCAGGAGGTAATTCAGGTGGAGCAGGCGGAGTTACCAGCGTTGTACCAGTTGGGGCTAAATCATCTTCTTCCATTCCAGGAATTACTGGCAATAAAACGCAACGGCAATGTGGGTGTTGCGGTGGCTGTGTTGCTCCAGTAGGAAATGATGTGCCAATAGGAACTACTGCACCTGCATTTTGAGCGCATTTATCGCATGGATCTGACACATGCCATTCCATCTTTTGTAAATCAGCATCTTTGTAGCGTTGAATTGTGGCCGCAGACATGGCTCTATTCTGTTCAGTGATAGCAATTGTTAATGCTCTTGATGCGCTAGCCACATGTTTACCTATGAGAATAGAGGCTCTTTCAGCATCTAATCCAAGTTCTATTGTGGTAGCCAAGGCATTGCCTATGTCTGTGATGCTGGTTCTTTCCATGCCTTTAATAGTTACATTGGTTTGATCTAATAATCTTTGGAAAGCACCTGGCCTACGCAACATTAATGCGCCTGCTTTATCTCCTGGTTGCCAATTCTTCCAATCAATGTAGCCATCATCAGCCGCTTTGTTAGCCTGGATTGTTTTTTTAATCCATTCATCAGCCGCCGCTTCCCCAAGTACATAAGCCTCAGCCCAAGTGCGCCATAGTGTTGATGCCAATGCTTCAGTTCGTAAGCGCACATTCATAATTGCCCAGGAGCGAGCGCGGGCATTGTCTTGTGCTTTGTTTTGGGTAGAGATTGGTTGCGTTTCTTGATACTGCAAAAAGATCTTTTTGTAATCGGCCATTTCCATAAGAGCCGCCCTGATCTTGGTTGCGTTCTTTGCCGCTATGCGCCCATCTGCCTCTAGAGCGCCCTGGATCATGTTAAATAAGCCTTAGCGAGCGCCCTAGCAGTTTCTAAATCACCGTCAAAAGCACAACGATTAAGTGCATCTGCCACAATTGGATCTAGGCTTTTAAATTCAAACAGTCTTGCCCGTTTGCCTTTATTAGCCCACTTCATAAATGCTTTTACTTCCGCAGATTGTGCCTTTTCAACTTCATCAGATTCAACTCTTTCTTCTTCCGTGCCTTCTTTCTCAGGTTTTTGATCAAGCGGATTAGGAGTGGTTGCGGCTGTTGGTGTTGCGTTAGCCCCTTCAAGAGTTGGAGCAGTTGAAACTGTTGATGCGTTGATGATTCCGTCAGGGGAGAACAAGTACACGCTAGATCCTGACACAAGCATTGGCATGTCGGCTTGTGGGGTATCAAGCAATGGCAATCCCAATTCTGATCTACGCTCATTAATTGTTTTCCCTCCGCTAGTAACTTCAATCTGTGACTTACGCGCATTTTCTTCATTGTCTAAACGCTGTGATGTCATTAATTTAAATTCAAGTTCGCGTGGCATACCTAAATATGTGTAAGAAAGGTTTGTAACCATCTTTGAAATCCAGTTAGCCAATGGTTGAATTCCAATGGCCTCAGCGTTCTCAGCACGGCCTTCTTCAAATCCGCCGCCGCCTAATCCGCCCTTTGGAGCAAACCCAATTTCAGCAGGTTGTACGCCGTAGTGTCCACAAATGCTGGTAATCAAATAATCATCAAGCGTATCTTTAAACTTTTCCCCATAGCCTTCATTAACTATTGGGGCTAATCCTTTTGGTAGCAAGCGAGCGCGTTTGCGCTGTTGAGTTTGTCCTGCAAGATCATCATTTAAAATGTTTTCATAAGCGCGTAGTAAATCAGGGTTAGTTCCCCAATCTTCATCAGTAGTAAACATCAAATCAGGCATTACACCGTCTGTGTATTCCGCTCTAATCCATTGCTGGCGGCGTAGATAAATGTCTGCTAGCGGTAGCGCTCGCTCTGTTGGGCTAAATCCATATACAGAAATAGAACGGCGATTACGCACACAATAAGCCAATTGATCAGCAGTAAATTCACCATCTGCTTTTGGATCTTCGTCAGTTGCAGAAAATTCAGAGCGTGGAAAACCATAAAGGATCTGCTGGAAAGCCGCATTAGGTGCTAATGGGCGCATACCGCGATCATCAATTAAAGGTTTAATAGTTGCGCCATCAAGAATTTGGAAACCAAATAGATCCCCGCCTACTGTTGGTTGAGGATAAACGGCCCACGCATCAATAACAAGAATGTCCTCTAACGCAATGTTTAACCAATCAGCCCAGGTATATCCGTTGGCTTTATCAGGCACTTCCCAAAAAGTACGCAAGCGATTAATTTCATCTGTGTATTTTTCACGGGCTTTTGCCATAGCACGGACATGATCTCCGCCTGCTCCCGCCGCAATTTTTTCAGATGCGTCTGTTCCCATAACAATGTCAAACTCTAAACCTGACATTTTGTTTTTAATTACTTCAATGCAACGGCGCAAAATATCAATTTGTTCTGATGCGGCTCTTAATGTAGTAAAAGGTACAAGGCGTGTTTCTGTAATGTTGATGTTCTGTGCAACTTGATATTCATAACGGCGTGGCTGTGGCCGACCAGTAGCAGGATCAATTGGGTTAATTGCACCTGGTGTAATTGGGTTACCAGGACCAAATGGAACTGTTGCAGAGAATGGTGCGCGTGGTAGCGCAACGCTATTGCCATAAGTTTGTTGCATGGCTAATCCGCTTTGTGCCATTAAGGCATCAGTACCAATAGTTGTTGTACCAGCAGGAAGGTTTGGACCTTTTTCTACACTGCCAGTTGCTATTGCTCTTGCGATACGGTCACGCAGACCCATGTGTATCTCCCTTTATCCCCTTGTACTGCGGGAAGTTATTAACCTTGGACTACAACTCTATACTGATTTGAAGTTGGCGCAACTGAGAATAACAAGGTCACTGCTGATGTACTTGTATGCTGGACATCACAAATTACTTCAGCAAATGGGGCGGAATTGTCATAAATAGTTACCTGAACATCTTTGGTGTTAAGGCTATGGGTAACTGTGTAAGAAGTAGCAGATCCATCACCAATTGAGGCGGCGTATTTGCGTACAACCACGGCTGTATCAATTGCAAGTCCTGAACCTGAAAGGCTAAGACCAGCACCAGCCTCAACAACAGCAGAAACAACATTGCTTGTGATATTGATGCCATTGCCTGCTGTAAGTGTTCCTGGTCCTGCAATTTGCACCCAATTCTGACCTGCAAAAGAAGTTAGGTAATGATTTGACTGAACCCAAGATGTTCCAGCCTTTGTTGTTCCCTCTTGCACATAAATAGATGCGCCAATAAGTTCTGTATATGGGTTGCCATCTGTTGCGCGTGAAAGTGTGTAGTTAGTTCCATTGTCAGCATAAACATAAATGCCATCTTCTGTATCTGTTGTTTGACCAGTAAGAACAATGCGATAACCTACATCTGCGCTTGTAAGTGCGCCGTATGTATCAATGTTAAGCGTTCCAGTAGATCCTGTAAGCGCCACATTGACTGTTGAAAGAAGATTAGCCGCCGCTTTCCATGTAAGACCTTGAACAGCCTGATCTACATAGTATTTTGTTGCGGCATCTTGATCTGAAGTTGGATTTCCCAAACCTGTGATCTTGTATGTAGCAAATGCCACATCTGCTGTTGGAACAGTAAGTGCTGAAAGATTAATGGCACTATGTGCGGCGTTATCGTGTGTTGGCGTGCCGTGTGTATGATCATTACGCGCAAATTCTGTGCCTGATCCATTGCCTGATGATGAACCAAATGATGTTTGTGCTGTGACAGTGCCAAAATTAGGTAGTGCGTGAACATGGTCTGCGCGGGCTGGTGTTGTTGCAGTACCCACTGTGTTTGTACCACCTACGGCCAGTGTTTGTGGTGCAGTAGATGTAAGAGATGGCGTACCGTGTGTGTGATCAGAGCGTGAATAAGTGTTTGCTGATCCGTTTACTGCGCTGTCACCATAAGCAGTAGTTGCTGTTGCGTTTCCAAATGTACTTATTTGTGACCATGCAGAACCATTTGAAAAATAAAGAAGGTTTTGATCTGTTGCAAAAAATAATGATCCTGTGTTGCCTGCGCCTGCTACTGGGCGGTTAGCAAATGTGTCGTAAAGAATTTCTGCTTGTTGAACAACATTGATCCACGCAGATCCGTTCCAAAAATAAAGCGTGTCATCAGAAGTGTTGTAGTAAATCTGACCATCAAGCGGTGTCGCGGGAGCAGTAGCAAGGTTTTGTATAACCGCGTTCTGCAATTCATTCTTGTTTAAGTCAATAGATACTAAAAATTTTCTTGCCATTTATATGCTCCTATACAACATAAGCGTTTCCTGTAAATGCTGAACTAAATGTGATCACCATTTGATTAACCGTAGGATAACTGAAAGTGCCTTCACATTGCGTTCCTGATGAGTCCAATACAACCGCCGTTGGATTAAAACCAAGATTATGGTTAATAGTCCAAGTAGCGCTTGCTACGGCTTGCACATGAGTATAAGCAATATCAGATGGTTGAAATGCGCCTGATGGTCCTTGTGGTCCAGGTGAGGCAACAGTGATTTGGTTGATTACTGGCGATACCGTAATTTGGTCTTGGCTCACCGTGTTACCTCCGCGCTAACTAAAATTTGGCCTTGCACTAATCGTGTAGTTACAGTTGTTGGTGATGCTGGTGAATAAATCTCAATGTCATAAGCGTATGAGCCTTCAACAATATCCATAGTTTGTGCGGCTGTGGCGTGCAATGCAACAGTTCCAGTTGCGCCCGTAATTGTGATTCCGCCGTTTTGTGTAGTTAAAGTCAATACTGGATTCACGCTTTGTGGAGTAGCACGCAACTGCATAGCCGCCGTGTAGTTAGTAATGTTAATTGGCGTGCCATTAGGGTTTGCGTAAGTGACTGTAAAGTACCAATCAGAACCCTGATCAATTGTGGTGTTGTAAGTAACAGCCATTTATTCTCCTTCAGAAACAGTGCTAATCATAGCCGCTCCACATGCGGAACAGTTGCCAAAACTTTTAGGCATTGGTAGCCCGCAACTAGGACACATGTTAGAAATCGCATTAAAGTAATTGCTAACCGTTACCTTGCCAAGTAAATCAGAAAATCCTTGTACAAGTGCGTCAATTCTATCGGGGGAGTATGGATCTTCAGGTGTCCAGTTAGTCATTTGATCTTCTAGCCAGGCAAATTCTCCTACATGGTGGATTCTGCCTTGTTCATACATTGCCGCTACTGGTTCAGCCCGTAATTTCTTACCGACATGCGCTCGCACTTCTCTAATCGGTATCCCTGATCTTACTTGTTTCAAAACTGCACTAACCATATCTCCGCCTTGGTTTACTTCTACCAGGATTGCATCTGCTTTATATGCGTCAAACAAATCTACGGCTTTTGTTGCCCAGGCTAATGGCGATCCTTTGAAACTGTAATCTCCCAGTACATAACCTTGCCCGTCACTACTAGATCCAACAACAACAATTCCTGTTTCATCTGATTTCTCATTACTGGTTACAGCAGGGTCAATAGAAACTACAATCCTGGATAACGCTGGTTGTGCATCTACACGGTTGCGGTCAATTACGCCTCTAGTCCATAAAGCGCCTTCCACATCATCAAGAATTTCGCCATAAAGTTCTTGTCTGCCTAATCTTGTTCCGTTGTATCGCGCCTGGAGTTCCATGAGGGCAGATGGGGCTAAATTAGCCGCGTTATCAAATGTAGTTCCCCTGGTTATAGTTACAGATCCGTCTTTGCGGTTAGCCAACATTCTAATTAAAGGAGTTGGGCGCGGAGTAGTAGTTACAACAACTCTAGGTTTCTTGCCAAGGCGTAATCCAAACTGCAATTGATCCCAGGCTTCTTCATATCTAAATGCACCTAATTCATCACACCAAGCCCCATGATGTTGCGGTCCTCTAAAGCGTTCAGGTTGATCAGCAGAAAAAAGTTTTATGCGGCTTCCATTGGTTAATAAGATTTCGCCAATAGATCTGTTGTAATTCTGTAACATGTGAAAGCGATTTAAAACAGAAACTACGCCTGATTCACCTTCAGCGCATGTATCTCTTGCGTCAGAAAAGGTAGGGGCAACTATGGCCCATCTTGTAGCAGGCTGTCTAATAGCCTCCCAGGCAAGCCATTCTGCGGCTGTACGGGTCTTTCCAGCACCTCTGCCAGCCATGTAAAGCCAAATGTTCCAATCACCTTCAGGCGGTAATTGTTCCTTCCTGGCCAGTTTGTTTTTCCATACCCACCTGCTCGCTTTGATCCTGGAATTCAGTGATGGTGTGGATCTCTGTTCCGTCATCAGCAACGGTTGTGCTTGCATCAATGAGTCTTGCGATTGCATCAACTTCTGCGTCAAGATTTGTTCCTCCGTCATAAGTCACCACCTCTGCCTGGATCTTAGTTGGAGCATCAAGCCCCAAGATCTTTGCCCGCTTATCAATTACGCGCAAAATGAAATCTGCGGCTCTTAGATTTCCCTGCACTGCTGGTTGCCAATAAGTTTGTTGGAGCGTATCTAGGCGATCTAATTCCAATTCACGCAATTCATCAGATGCTGGTTTAAGCGTTCTAACCATTGCACGGTTGTAAGCCTTTAGCGCTCCTGCTGGTGACATTTGTGTTCGCTCTGCTATTTGCCTCCAGGTAAAGCCCTCAATGCGTAGTTCAATGATCTGCTTCTCACGATCAACCAACTCATGTAGTGGGGTTTTGTTTACCATTATGTGTTCACTTTATTCTAGGAAACTTTATCCCGCAAATTGAGGGAAAGTTACATAAGGTTACTTTTGGTTACCTTCGTGACATAGCGTAATTCTTAGATCATCAGTATCAATCCAGGTTTCATCAAAGCCTGCATCACTCAATGACTGCGTTACCTGTCTTTTGTAAATTTAATCTAGCGTCTAATAAATCATCTAAAGATGTTTGCAAAATCTGTTTTTTGCGCCAATCCATGCGGTTGCCATAGGTGTCTGTTTTTAACATAGCGTGAACATTGCTGATGGCTTCATCTATCTCAGCAATAGTTACTTCTTTTTCTATGGTCAGCATGGAAAAAGTCTAGCGTTTATTACTCCTGTGGTACTGGATTGAGGAATTCCAATAATTGATCAACAATTACAACATCACGCCCATCTAAGTGATGGTGATACTCAGAACAAAACGCTGTAATTTCAGAAATAACTTTTTGGCGGTTTTGCATAGCAACCACTTTGAGCATTTCTTGAATATTGTTTACATCAGCCATTAACGCGAGCGCTTCTTTTAACTTGATAAGCCTCTACATCTTCTTTGCGATAATAAACATTACGCCCGCTTTTAGAAACCCAAGTAAGAGTTTTGCGGTGTTGTATTTGACGCAAATTGTTTAATGTAATGCCTAACAATTCCGTAACTTCAGCCGCGCTTAATAAATTTTCTTCTACCATGTTGGCATCTGCTCCTTCGCTTTTGACTTAGTTTGTAATCTAGGTACTAAACCTACATCAGTTGCAGTAATTTCAAGCACTGATTTGTCATTGCCGTCACGGTCTTTGTATGTGGATTGTTTCATTTCACCTACAACAACAACACTGTCACCTTTTTTAATTGAGTCTGCGAGCGCTTCAGCCTTTTTATCAAACTGAACAACTCTAAACCAAGTTGTATCGCCATCAACCCATTGATCACCTTGTTTAGTTCTTGGTGTATAGGCCAAACTAAATGTTGCATAAGCCTTATTATTTTTACTAAATTTTAAGTCAATGTCATTACCAACATTGCCTTTAACTGTAATTTGCATTAATCACCTTCCATCATAATGGCCTCTGTACCATCATCTTGTAATAAGACAATTGTGCCATCAGGCTTGACCATTGGAAAACTGGTCGGTTCTTCCCAAGATGGAACGATCCAACCTTTTTCCGTGGCATAGCCTGGTGCAAGGTGGATACTATCGGTTTTCAAATTATGACACCCGTGATGCACATAAATTAGATTGGCAGGTGTGTCCTTTCCGCCTCTAGATTTAAGTTTTCTGTGATGCAACGCCATGTTCTCCAGGGCAGGCATACCGCACTTTTCGCAGTAGCCCGCCGCCCTAGCATGGACTAATTCAACAACTTTCTTGTCCACTAATCTTCATCATCATCTTCGTAGATTTCAGACGGGTCAATAGTTGGAAATACTGGTTCTACATAAACAGGAATAATGCTCATTAATACCAACCCCCACGCCCATTTTTTGATCTTGATAGCCATGATTCTAACGCTCCACAAGGAGTTTTATATCTAACTTTTATGTAGTTTAACCCCCACTGAATTTGAGTATGCGGGTTTTCCATAAAGTTAGCAATTTGAGCCTTAGTATTGCGCTTCATGTGTCTTTGTGGAATTCCGTAATCATGCGTAGGAGATTTAGCCTTGTAATTCCACGCTGATTCTTTGCCCCACAATTGTGCCAAGCACCTGAATTCTGTTGTTGGTTGTTTAAATTGTTTTCCAACCATCAACCTAGCGTAATCTTTTGGCTTCATTAAAGAAATCGCAAAATTATGTTTTTGTTCTTTGCTCATTACTGGAGCAATTGCTTTAGCAGGGGATATAGCCACAATTCCTACCGACAAAACGGCTATTAAAAGGAATTGGGTAAAACGGCGCAGGCTTAGGCCTTTCGCTCCTTCTTACAAGCCCCGCAAAGTTGTTCTCCAAAGTGCCATGCACCATAAGCACAGCGTTTAATCATTTGATCCATTTATTTACCCCTTTCAGGTTATTTATAGGACAGGAAAAGTTTACCCTCTAAACCTGGTCTAATGAAGGTTTTAGTGTGTAATTTATCGTTGGGTTCTATGAGCGTGATGGTCCTATCTAACTCCGCCAAGCCATGATCCGTAAATTTATGGAAATCATTAACTGCATCTACGCAATTATTGTAATAATTTTTCCAACTTTCTTTGCCATCATCTATTACAACTATTACATAATTCATTCTGCTTCCTCCTTGTAAGTTACTTGATGCTGACATTTTGAACAGGTAGTGCTGTATTCAATGTTGCCCCAATCATCTGTATTCATGTTTTCAGTCCAATAGTTATCACAGGTTTTACTTTGTTCCTCACACTCTGTGCATAACTCAGCGCAAACTATTTCTCTATCCACTTCTTGTGAATAAATACCTGATCCCATCATTGAAAATCCTGGAGTCATGGTTTAAACGCCCACAATCTTTCTGTCAGCCATGCCCAAAATGAATCCCAATCAAAATTGTAAATATCAACTGTTTCCCAATCTATTGTTAAATAATCAATAGATGCAGTTGCCATTAACAAATTGGCTGTGGTTGTGTCAGTTGTAGCGGTACTGGTGTCTGTTGTTGCGGTAGCCGTAGTTGAGTCAATTGGAATTACAACTGGTGTTGGATTTACAACAAGCACTGGTGCTGGCCTGTCATTACCTGGACTTGTTGCGGGTGTAAATTTTTCAACAGTTTGCGTTGTATAAGACAACACTGGTTGATTGTTTATTACAACAGGCTCAACAGGCACAACTACAACTTCCCGCGTTACGGTCCATTCATTTGTTTGCAAATCAACTTTAACCTGCGTGTTGGGATTGTTGTTGCCAATACCTGCGTGACCAGTTCCTTGTAACACATAACTTTCACCTGGTTGCAAAGTTAAGCGTGAGTATTCACTTCCTGCACCGCAAGTTCCTGCATCACACATAATTGCTCCGCCTATTGCGTTGCCATTTGCATCTACTTTTACATAGACATCTGCTCTCGCATCAGACGCAAAAATGTTTAATGCGGCATAAGCCAACACTGCTATTAATGCTGATATTGCTATTTTCTTTTTCATTATTTGCCTTCCTCTATTACTCTGTCAATCATTGCTGAACATGATCCATAGCCAAACATATTGCCGTCAGGCTGACCTACATAACACACATCATGTGTTGCGTAAGTAAACATTACAATGAACACTGCAACAGGCATGATTACCAAAAAAAACCAGCCCCTGCGTGTTAATTTCCAATTAGTTTCCATTTCCATTTGATGCCTTCCTCCTAAAGTATTCCGTTGATGCACACCATTCACATTCACACAAATAAGAACCATCATCTTGAACAAAGATGATCACTCTGTTTGCTGAACTGCCCCCAGTTCCACACCAAGCACAGCGTGGATCTTGGATTTCCTGGTTAGCCATTGGTCCTCTGTTTGTACACATTATGGATTTGCGGTTTCATTGCTGTGAGAGCGCTTTGCACCGCATTAGCAACTTGCTCTCTTTGCATAGCGTTAATCATTGAAAGGCTTTTGTTTTCAGGAATCTGAAAGCCCTCAAAATCAACGGTCATTTCTATTGTAAATTTCATACACAGGTACTTTCTTTCTCTAATTTGAACATTCTGTTTTTAGTTGTTGAGTATTTTGTGTGATAAATATGGAATCCATCTTGCCTTAAATTCCATAAATCAAATGTAGGTATATGTCTTGCTTGATGCAGAGCCTGTAAAGACTCATGCAAATAAGCGGTGTCATAACCGTAAGTCATGGGAATTGTTAAAACTAAATCCCCATTAACTTTAATTTGAGCGGACCAGTAACTATTGCCACCCGATTTATCAAACCACTCACGGGCTTCAATAAATACGCTTTTCATTATTTGTACGCCTCCATCATGCTTAACATATTTCTAGCATGACCCATTAATTGTTTAACATTAGATTGCTCTAATTGTGTAACAGCAACTGCACCTATCATGTTTGAAAGTGTAGTTCTGTGAGTAAGTTCTTTTTTAGTTACAGATCCAATTGCACCATTACGCAAAACTGCTTTGTAATTTATTCTGTAATAGTGCGATACGCCTGGTTCTGTGTATTCAGAGCCACAATTAACTTCTGTGCTAATTGTGATCCTGATTGCATACACATCATATTCATCAGTTCCATAATAACCGTAATTGGTTACACATGGAAAATCATTAAATAAAATTGATGTGGTGATTGTCAATTTATTATCAGTTGTAGATGTTACTTCGCTAATAGCATCTGCAACCTTTGCTCTTGCATGTGCTTTAACTATTAGTTCTTGTGTTGCTGTCATACGGTTTGCCTTCCGTTAATAAGTAGTACCACGGTGGTACTACTAGCGCCCGCCGCAGAGATTGCATCTGCGCTAACCCACTAGGGGCGGGCTGTATAACTATTTAGTTGTTACCACCTGACCATTGTAATCAATATAAGTTGGTTTAAAGTTACGGTAAGTCTTGCTATCTACTAATGTTGTTTCAACAATTCTAATATCAGCAGTTGGATTAATTTGACGCTTAATGTTGCCTTTGCGATCTAAATAACCTTGGCCACCATAAGTTGCATGAGTGTTTGATTTAGATGCTTTGATTGCATTATCTAAACCTTGATGAAATGAAATCATAGAAATAGTTTTGCCAAAATCAAGATTAGGTGTGCCGTCAAGATAAGTTTCATTTGTAACTGATGCAACTGTAATTACGGCATGTGAGTAATTGCGCTCTGATGCTTTGCAACCGTTAAGAGTTACATCTGCACCATTAATTGTAAATGTTGCTTCTGCTTTGTAATAAAACATAATTAGAAACCTGCTTTCTTGTCATGTGCAACTGCAATTGCACCTGCGGCATCATTAAGTTTTTCGCCTGCGGCAAGAATGTCAGCGCCAACTAAATCAAACATTTCTGCTGGCATTGTTTGTAGAATTTTTGTTAATTGATTAACTGTGCGTTGTAATTGTGTTGTCTTAGTTGCTAATGATTTTAATGAGATTGATGATGCAACCATTTGATCAACTGCATAGTAATTAAGATCTTGGAAACCATTACCGCCAATTGATCCTGTGTACTTCTTGTTCATTTGCCTTCTCCTTTGTGGGGATCTTTTCCCCTATGGCCTAAGCGTACCACACATTTGGGAAAGATTGTGCAACTTCTTATAGGACTATTTTTGGGATAAACACCTGCGGCAGATCAGGGGGTGGACCTGAGCCTGGTCAGGAGTGACATGTATGGGGGTTTGGGAGCGGTCTAGGACCACCGTAGGGGCGCAGGTGGCTGTTTCCAGGATTTTGCACCCTGTATGCCACTTTCCTGCCCCACTAGAGGCTGGATAAAAGATTTTGTAGGCTCTCATTATTTAGCCTCCTGGGTGAGTTCAATCAGCCTTTGGGCCAAGTCAGCCAACTCTTGTAAAGATGGTAATAATTCATCAGCCATTGTTGTTCCAACCTTCTGTTCGCTCAATAAATTCTTTTGCACCTTTTAATGTGTTATCCCAAGTAGTGTGTTCAGGATAAAATTGACTGCTCCTTACTAACCAAGCACCATCTATTTTTTCAATAGACCATTTTCCATATTGATATGAACCAGCGCTCCATTTTTTTAACTTCATTATTTTGCCTCTTTCTTGGCTAATTCTTTTTCACACTCTTTGTACATTTTGTGATTGGTCCATCTGTTTGTAATAACCATGCCACAGGTATTACATACATTTTCTTTAATCCATTGTTTAGTAATCATTATTTGGCCAACATTTCTCTAGTAACAACTTGTCCGTGCCAGTAATTAACTTGTTGCTTGTTTAGCGGGCAAAGAATTCCTTTGCCACAATCGCAGTAGATTGAATCAGGGTGAATAGTAATTATTAATTGATAATCAACTAATCCCATTTTGTTAAGTTTTGATTGAGTTACAACTACTGGGTATTGGCGAATAACTAGATCGCGGATAAAATCATTCATTTTGATTTCATCATTAAGAACAGTTGGACCGTAACATGTGTAATCGCCATCTCTAAAAGTTTCCATAGCAACTGCACCAGTTAAAGAATTAACTGCTGTAACAATATATTTATCTGCTTCGTTGAATTTAGGTAATGAATTCATAATTAGTTACCCACCTTCTGAATTACAACTGGGCGGGCATCAATAA